GCAAGTTAAAGACTCAACAAAAGATGATATCTATCATCAAAAAGAGCTCATCTTCTCAAAAGGCTGCGGAGTTTCAGACTGCAATTGCAAATGCAAAGAATCTAACTGAAAAGAAAAGAGTCTACTTCAGTGACTATGGATTTGCTAATTCTAGAGAAGTAATTCGAGGAGATACTGACAAACTAGAGAAAAACCCCATCAACTTTGATAAATTCTATCAAGAGAATCTCATTAAATGGTGGAAAAACAAGGCCTCTAAAAGATATGAAAGTCTTAAGTCCAGTGGTTCTCTTAGAACAGAATTAGAGGTTTGGACTAAAGATATGCACATCGACATCATAAGGTAACTACTATGATCAAAACACTAATTACAGAATTTCCTTTATCGGACTTTCCTAGAGAAAGAACTATTACAGAGGAAAAGATTCGTAAGTACACCTATACTAAAGAGGAAGTCAAAATTCTTCTTGAAGCTGCAGTTAAGGAAGCAGTTGATGAGGCAAGAAGAATAGATGAAGAGTCAATGGCGAAGCACAATCGTGAAGCAACTGTTATTAGTATGATTCTTGGATTTACCACTCTTGCATTATTTGTCGATGGACTATTAAGAATGTTGGGGATCATTCCACCATTTATGCACCTAGATGTAAATATTCTAGACAAAATAGAGACTGATATTATAGATAGAATAAAACAAGTCCCCATACAAAAGATACTACAACAAGGTTTCCGATGAACGACATTAGCGTCTTTATATATTTTCTTTGTTTTGCTTGTCTTGTAGGGGCAACCTTCGCATACATGTACGCTATGATGACCTCTACTCTAAGAGATTTTAATCGACAACAAGAGAGAAGAAATGTTCATCCAGAAATGTCTGATGTTCAATCTGGTGAAGAACTTTTAGTTTTCAAAGCACAGGATGAAGACGATGATGATGAAGGAGACGTTGTTATTATCAGAAAGTAAATTATGAACAAACTTTATGATGACTCCAACTGGAGAGAAGAGTACAAGATTACACAAATAACAAACGCTATCTTGAACTACTTGAGAATGGCCCTAAAAGTTTATCTCAAGCGTGGTTATTAGGTGCATTGCATAATGAATGGAAAAAAATGAAGGGTTATGATAAACTTGATCCAAAAGAAAATGAGGGTCAATGTCAATCATCATTACAAGAATTTTTTCAAAGTCAAAAAGACCAAGGTATCTAACTATGGAACAACCAAACGATCTCTGGGATGATATGTCTATTTTAAATTCTCTGTATGGAGAACTTTGTTGGGATAATGATGACCCCCTAGAATTTATACCTGATTATGAAAATGATCAAATCATTGTGAGAAGAAAAAAATGGAACTTAAAGAATGGTTGAACTCAATCAACACAAATAAAAATAATTTAATTGATGAGGATCCTGATATTGAAAAACAGTATCCATCTTATATAATCAACAGATGTCTATCTGGACAGTTGGATTCTGTGATGTTTGCAAATGAAATGAACAAACATCCTAATCTAGCAAAGAAGTTACAATATGACTTTTTTCTAAATAGTCTCAGGAAAAGGAAGAGATACTCTCCTTGGCTTCGTAAAGAACAAATTGAAAACCTCGAACTTGTCAAACAATACTATGGTTATAGTAATGAAAAGGCAAAACAGGTTTTAAATATTCTGACTAGAGAACAACTCTCGTTTATTCGAGATCGACTTGAGACTGGAGGAAAAAGATGAACCAAATTGTTGAGCCTCAAATTAGTTGGTCGCCAGACCAAATGATTGAAATTACATTAAATGAACCAGATGATTTTCTTAAGGTAAGAGAAACACTGACTCGCATTGGTGTGGCATCAAGAAAAGAAAAGAAGTTATATCAGTCTTGCCATATTCTACATAAACAAGGCAGATACTACATTGTTCATTTCAAAGAATTATTTGCATTAGATGGTAAGAGAGCTAATATTACAGTCAATGATGTACAGAGAAGAAACCGTATTATTCAGTTACTCTTAGACTGGGGATTGGTTGCTGTTGTTTCGACTGATAAAGTTAATGACATCGCACCACTAAACCAGATTAAAGTTATCTCTTACAAAGAGAAGAATGATTGGAACCTAGAAACCAAATACAACATCGGCAAAAGAAAAAAACCAGAGGAGGAGTAAAATGGAAGATGAAAATCTACTAAGGGAAGTTGTGGGTGATGATAAAAATGATAAGAAACGTGTTGCAAATCTTAATGAAGAAAATAGTGACGATGAAGAAGTGTTACTATCTTAGTTAAATCATATAGATAGTTATGTGTTTAAATCAAAACAATCTATGCACAATCTCATATCGTTCAATAGTTTACGACCTTGGATGAATGTCGAGCAAGAGACATCTCCAAACAATTCAGTTGATGACTACTTTGAGTGTATTTCAGAATGTGATGTAAGAGATAAATCTTGCGTCAGCCACTGTAGAGTACTGCTAGACTAGGGAGGAAACCGAAGTGTTGTTAGGGGGTTCACCACCCCTTATTTTTTTGTCTGCTGTTATAATTAGTAGTGTCGCCTTCGGGGACAAATTTACACTCGCTTACTTAAGGAGAACTATGAACTTACAAAGGTATCGTGCTGCCGATCTAGGAGATTTAATGGATCGCATCACAAAAAACAGTATTGGTATGGATACTTATTTCGATAAGTTTTTTACTGGAAATCATAACAAACTATCCACCTTACAATCTAATACAGGTAAATAATACTGAGTCTCGGTTAGAGATTGCACTTGCTGGATTTAAAAAGGAGGAAGTTAATGTCTATACTGAATACGGAAAACTATTCGTTGAAGGAAAGAAAAAAGATAAAGAGGAGGGATCCGAGTACTTCCATCAAGGATTGGCTCAAAGATCTTTCAACAGAGCCTGGACACTTGCAGACGATTATGAAGTCAGGGATGTGTCATTGGAAGATGGACTCCTTACCGTTAAATTGGGTAAAGTAGTTCCAGATCATCACACTCGTAAAGATTATCTATAAATAAATTTTTATAGGATTAAAGACCACTTGACTTTTGTTGAGTGGTCTTTTATAATGTAAATATAGAAAGTATGAAATGACTGTCAAATTAGTAATGCTCAAGTCAGGCGAAGATATCATCGCTGACGTTAAAGAGATTAAATCTGAAGAAGATGTTATTGGATATTTTTTTCATGATCCTCTGATTGTGAAAATGTATTCACCAGAAGAACCTGTAGTTTTAAGTGAAGAGAATGGTGTTGAGAGTGATCATGGTACAACAAAAGAAATCTCTTCAAAAGTAGGAATTACTTTTTATCCTTGGGTTCCTCTTGCAGCAGAAAAGAAAATACCATGTTCTGCTGACTGGGTGATCACGATTGTTGAACCAATGCAAAACTTAAAGAAACTTTATCAGGAGAAAATTAATGGAAGAGACAAAGGTAATCAAAGTCCTGTTATTGTCTAATCAAGAGATAGTAGTATCAGAGATAGAGGAGGTTGCTGCAGAGTTTGGAGATCCAAACTGCAAGTTAACAAAACCTTACAAAATTGAGGGTGGTGCTTTACATAAGTGGATGCAAGACTATACTGAACAAAACGAGGTGATGATAAACTCCGATAAGATCATAACTCTTGTCACTCCTAGCCCTATGATTTTTGAACAGTATTCTAAAGTGACTTCGTGAAATTTTACACCAATATACAACTCATAGGTAATCAGTTTCTGATTCGTGGATATGAGAATGGAAAGCACATCACACATCGAGAAGAATGGAAACCAACTTTGTTTGTTCCATCAAAGAGAAAAACAAAATACAAAACACTAGAGGGTGATTCTGTTGAACCGATTCAACCTGGCTTTGTAAGAGATTGTCGTGAGTTCTACAAGAAATATGATGAGGTCGAGAACTTTAAAATATATGGCAATGACAGATACGTTTATCAATATATCTCAGAGAAATATCCAGAAGATCATATAAACTTTGACATCAAAAAGATTCGTCTTGTAACGATTGACATTGAGGTTGCTGCAGAGAGTGGTTTCCCTGATGTCGAAAATGTTGCAGAAGAAATGTTGTTGATTAGTTTACAAGACTATGCAACAAAGAAAGTTACAACTTTTGGTTCAAGACCTTTTGTAAACAAAGATCCAAATGTAAATTACATCTACTGCCAAAATGAAACTATTCTACTGACTTCATTCTTAGCACACTGGAGAAAGAATTTACCAGAGGTAATCACTGGTTGGAACTCTCAGATGTATGACATACCATATCTTGCTGGTCGTATCAATCGTATTCTTGGCGAGAAGTCGATGAAAGACTTATCGCCTTGGGGTCTTGTATCTCAGGATGAAGTTTATATTAGTGGTCGTAAAAATATTACATATGATATTGGTGGAGTTACTCAACTTGATTATCTTGATTTGTATAAAAGATTCACATACACAAACCAAGAGTCATATCGATTAGATTACATTGCTAACTATGAGTTGGGTGAAAAGAAACTTGACCATAATGAGTATGATACTTTCCGTGAGTGTTTATACAAAAGACTGGGATAAGTTTGTTCGATATAATATCAAAGACGTTCAACTTGTTGACCGCATGGAAGATAAGTTGAAATTGATTGAACTTGCGATTACAATGGCGTTTGATGCCAAAGTAAACTTCATCGACATTCACTATCAAGTAAGAATGTGGGACACTATCATTTACAATTATCTTAAAAAACAGAACATTGTCATACCACCAAAGAAAAGAACATCCAAGTCACAAAAATACGCAGGGGCGTATGTCAAGGAACCGAAGCCAGGAAAGTATGATTGGGTGGTTTCGTTTGACCTTAATAGTCTGTATCCTCATCTCATTATGCAATATAATATTTCCCCTGAGACGCTCAAGGATGACAAACACCCAACAGCTACGGTTGATCGAATACTTAAAGAAGAAATAGATTTTCAACTTCATAAGGACAGTGCTGTGTGTGCCAATGGTGCAATGTATCGCACTGACATTCGTGGTTTCTTACCAGAAATTATGGAGAAGATATACACAGAAAGAACTGTGTATAAGAAAAAGATGCTTGCTGCAAAACAAAAGTATGAAGATACTAAAGATCCTAAACTTGTAAAAGATATCGCAACATTCAATAATATTCAGATGGCT